GGCACGACTACAACCACTTCCGGCCCCACTCGAGCCTCGGGAACCGAACCCCGGCGGAATGGGGACGGGGTAAATCGGCAAACCGTATTGGGGGCATGCCCCCAATACGGTTGTTGCCATCACGCCCGGCGATGGGCATCACAACGGCCAAAGGCTCTACTCGTAGCGGGTAGAAACTTCGGGCTCAGACCATCAGCAAGTCCAGGAATTGGTCAAATGCGCTGAAGCGCAATCAAACTGCCGCTCGCACGCGAGTCAGGTAAAGCTGGTTGCGGGAGCACGATTTGCTCGAAAGCATACACTGCGCATCGCCGCCTGACCCCGGCGGATAATTCCGAAACGACAAACCAGCCCGGCGCGCTTCCCAGCGTGGCCGGGCTCTTTCATGAAAAAACCGCAGAAACCCGTTAGCCTTCCAGCAATTCTGGGTATGCGCGGGAAACGCCCAACATTCCTAACATTCGTTTTATTACAATGTGTTATGACATAATAATTTCCTAATATCCTTATAATCAGATTGTGTCTCTCCACTCTAATTTTTCCCGATCAAAGAAGCTCGTAAAATCAATGATGTAATGAAAAGACCCAAAAAATATTATGTCAGATAATGCCTCAACCCTAACTTCAGAAATGGCGGAATTCCGGGCTTTTCTGGGCGCTCGAAGGGGCAGGTTAGGAATGTTATGCCTTCGCCGCACATACCCCCCACCCACAGATGAAGCGCCACCCGTCCCCAATGGATAACTTCATTCGAAAAAGAAGCAGGCGGGGCGTGGGGGCGTCCGCGGCGCGCGGGGTCGGGTGAAGGGCCGTGCCGCGTCGCCATCGATCGCGGACAATAGAAACCCCGCGACCTGGGCGGACGCGGGGTTCACTGTGTTCGAAGCTGGTCGGGCGTCCGCCCTGGCGGGTCAGCCGGTTGCGGGGCTCGCGCCGCTGGGCGATGGGATGCGCCGCCCTTCCGGCGTGATCTGGCCGCCATCGCTCGCGCTGTAGTTCTCGAACCGCAGGATTTCCGCGTCGAAGAACTCGTTCATCGCCATCATGCGCCGCATCATCGGGGCGATTTCGATCTGGAAGAACGTGTCGAGCGCTTCGCCCACCTTCCCGAACCCGCCCGAATTCGCAGGCACGATCCCGATCAGCTGCGGCGGCACCCGATGCGCGATCAGGATGTCATCGCGCGAGATGTTCTTCACTCCGCTGAATTCGTCCTTCGCCGCGATGTCGCCGATCGGCAGGATCTGCACGCCGTCTTTCTTACCGCCCGGCATATAGAAGAACATGTTCTTGAAGTTGCCGACCCCCTTGGCCGACCGCATCTTGTCGGCGACCTTCTGGGCGGTTTCCTGATCGGCGAAGGCATCGTTGACATACAGGATGAACCCGGCGTGCGCTCCGTTCAGGTAATAGCGCCGCCGAAACAGCGTCGCGTTCTCGTTCAGCAGGCCGGATTGCAGCGCCGCCAGCCATTCGGGCAGGCCATAGATTTCCTGCGCGACATCGGGCTGCTGCTGGTGAAAGATCGCGCCATCGGCAAAGCGATGGCTGCGGTCAAAGCCCATGCCGCCCAGGCTGGCGAAATAATACCCGCCCCCGCCGACCGGGGCGCGCAGATGCCGCGCCGGGGCATGGCGCGCGCGCGCCAATCGCCCGCGCAGGTTGGGCACGTTCTCGAGATAGCCGTTGCCCATTTGCAGAAAGTCGAGCGCGAACCGCTCGAAATCATCCGAGCCCAGCTGCGGCGTGGGCACCTGCAACCCGGTCAGCAGATTGACCTTCAGCGCAATCGCCGATCGATGCGCGGGCGCCATGTTGAACACCTGGCACAGCCGGTCCATCGGCAGCGGCGGTTCGAACCAGTGACCGTTGTGATAAATCTCGAAATAATCGACCAGATCACGCCGATCGATCACGCTTTCGGGGTCGCCAAAGGTGAAGGCCATCGCCCCGGCGGGGGTCTGGGTCGGCGCTGGCAGGTTGTCCTGATCACTCATTGGCAATTCCTTTCGGGTCGATCAGTCGGAGAAAATCACCTGGCCAACTCCGACGCCAGAAATGGCGTCGGCGATGTCAAGCGGTTCGTTCGAAAAGGCGTGAAGGATCGCCCAGGCGATGTCGGCATGGCCGACCTTGCCGTTGCGCGCGGCGGTGTAGGTCACCCCCTTGCCGCTCCCGGTCAGGGCCGGGCGGATCGCCATGAAGGCTTGCATGACATCGGTCCAGCCCGCGTCGAATTCGACCCGCCCGCTGCGGAACAGCGACTGCCCCTTGATCACCAGCGCGGTCTTCGTCGCGACCGAATATTCGATGGCGCGCACCGTCGGGAACCATTTCTTGACCAGCTCGAACACCGCGCGCCCGTGGCCAGTGGTGTCGATCGCGATGTCGGTCACATTGTAGCGGTCGGCGATCGACTTGATGAAATCGGCCTGCCCCTGAAAATCGAAATCGTTCAGGCGATATTTGTCAAGGATGCGCAGCTTGCCCACGCCGGGCTGATCGGGCGGGGCGATCACGGCCAGCGCTGCATCGTCGCGGCCTTGCTTGTTCGGGTCATAGCCAATCCAGACCGGCTTGTCCCCGAACGGGCGACCGCCGGGGATGTCGAGCATCGCGGGGCGAAAATCGCGCCAGGTCAGGAAACTGTCGACGCGCGCGGGCGCGAGCCGCGCCCAGGCGAAGCTGCTGGCCGCATCGTCGATGAATTCGCAGCCATACAGGTTGCGGAATTCGTCTTCGCTCGATTCCTCGCGCAGTTCGTCGATATCGACCAGTTCGCCCAGCCCGCCCGCGATTGCATCCTCGAGCGTGACCATCTGGCACCAACTGCCATCGGGCATGATCGCCCCGCCGCGCAAATGCCTGTGGCTGCAATCGAACGTCCGCTGTTTCCCTCTCGCCTTCCCGCTGTTCCATTCTTCACCGCTCCAAAAGGCGAAGGCTTCGTGGGTTTTCGTCGATGGCGTCGAAAAATAGGTGCGCTTGTAAATCTTGTGGGTCGCCATCGCGGCGGCGACTTTGCGCAGCGTCGCGAAATTATGGACCCAGAAGAATTCGTCGAAATAGAAATCGCCGCTTTCGCCCTGCGCCGTGTTCGAATTCGTCGAAATCGGATAAAGCCCGACCATGTCGATTGACAACGGCTCGCCAGCTTCATCCACCAGACCAGAAAAATCCAGCATGATCGGGTCGCCGGTCAGGTCAACATCGCAGACCCGCTTGACCCAGCTGACGATCTCGCGCTTGAACTTCATCGCCTGGCGCTTCGACGCGGACAGGAAAATCTGGTTGCGCGGTTGCTCCCCGGCCAACACGCTTTCCGCGATCTTGGCCAGCGCCTCGCGCGCGAAATACCAGGTCGCGCCGATCTGGCGCGCCTTCAGGAACTTGCGGGTGCGCTGGTCGCGCTGTTCCCACCATCCGGATTGATAGGTGAAATTCTTTGCGTGGAAATCATCCAGCAGCGCCTGCCACTGCTCGCGGGTCAGAAAATTGCGCCGCCCTTCAGCGCGCTTCGCCTGCGCGGCGTCATCGTTGCGCCGGGCGATCTTCGGGTTCAGATCGCTGGGCTTGCCGCTGACTTCGAACTTCGCGACGCGCGCCATGCGCTCCATCATGCGGGTCAGGAAATCGACCCGCTTCATGTGCCCTTCGTTGAAATCGTCGCGGTCAAGATAGGCCGCGATCTTCGCTTCGATCCGGTCTTCGATGATCTGGCGCGGGCTGGCGTCATCCCATTCGCCCCGGCGTTTCCAGCTGTTGACGGTCTGGTAGGGCAGGCTGAATTCTTCGGCGATGTCGCGCAGCCGCCATCCGCGCCAATAAAGCGAGCGCGCCTGCCGTTGCAGGAACGACCGGGTCAGCGCGGTCTGGGCGACTTGGGCATGGGCGGCAAGCTGGGGCATGGCTGCAAGCCATGCACCCCTTGACCCGCTGCCGGTCCATCACGTCGCGCGGTGACAGCAGCTTTCACCTGCCCGCGCCGTTGCCAGACGCGGGGCTGACAGGGCCTTAGTCCGCCAGAACCGAAGCGCCCGTTCGGCGCTGCTGACTGGAGCGACTGCGATGAAAACCAAGCCCTTCCTGCTCGCCACTTCCGGCGCCACCGTCGACGGTCGCACGATCGATGAAAACATGCTGCGCGAAATGGCCGAAGGCTATGATCCCAAGACCTACGGCGCGCGGCTGAACCTTGAACACATTCGCGGCCTGTCGGGCGACCGACCGTTCAAGGCATTCGGCGACGTGCTTGAGCTTTCGACCGCCGAAGTCGATGTCACCATCCACGGTAAGAGCGAAAAGCGCACCGGCCTTTATGGCGTGCTCGACATCAATGACGATGCCAAGGAACTGAACAAGGCCGGGCAGAAGGTCTATCCGTCGATCGAAATCGAACCCAACTTCGCAGGCACCGGCAAGGCCTATCTGATGGGCGTCGCGCTGACCGACAGCCCGGCTTCGATTGCCACCGAAAAACTGGCGTTCAACCGCGCGCTGCCCGGCACGATCAAGCTGGGCGCGGACAAGCCCGAACAGTCCTTCGCAATCGAATTTGCGAAGGAAGGCGAGCCCGACGAAGGCACCACCAGCTTCATTTCGGGCTTTGGCAAGATGCTTGAAACCACCTTCGCGAAGCTGGGCGTCGTCGCGCCCGCTGAACCCAAGTCGCCCGCGACCCCGGACCCCAAACCCGAAGCCAAGCCCGGCGAATTCAACGTCGCCGACCTCAAGCCGCTGTTCGAAGGTTTGGGTCAGCAATTCGCAACCCAGATCGCCGGTCTTCAAACGCAGATCACGCAGGCTGCCGAACAGGCCGAACTGCGGTTCAAGGCGATCGAAACCACGATCGAAACCACCCCGGTCAATGCCTACACCACCCGCCCCGCCGCCGCTGGCACGAATGCCAACGCGACGAAGACCGACTGTTGATCGCCCCGAATTGCAACCCCCAACCATCCCTTAACCGACAAAGCCCCGCGCCCGCTTTGCTCAAGGAACCGACCCGATGAAGACCACCACCCGCCTGAAGTTCGCGGCTTATGTTTCGCAGATCGCCCTGGTCAACGGGCTGGGCGCGCCTGTCGATCCGGCGTCCGGCATGTCGAAGTTCAACGTCTCCCCGAACGTCGAACAGAAGCTCGAAGACCGCATTCGCAATTTGAGCGAATTCCTGCAAATGATCAACATGATCCCGGTCGCCGAACAGGAAGGTTCGGTGCTGGGCGTGGGCGTGTCGAGCACGATCGCGGGCCGGGTCAGCACCGCCAACAACACGCGCCGCAACCCGGTCGCGGTTGGCGCGGCAACCGAAAAGTTCCGCTACCTGTGCAAGAAAACCAATTACGATTGGTCGCGCTCCTACGCGCAGCTCGACGCTTGGGCGCATCGCCCCGAATTCGAAACGCTGGTGCGCGACGACATCCTGACCCAGCAGGCGCTCGACCGCATCCTGATCGGCTTTAACGGCACCAGCGCCGCCGCTGTCACCGATCGTGCCGCCAACCCGCTGTTGCAGGATGTCAACGAAGGCTGGCTGCACAAAATCCGCGAAGATGCCCCCGCGCAGGTGATGGACGATGGCGCGCTGACTGTTCTTAGCAATGGTGCGAACAACGTCGCGTTGAAGAAAATCTACGTGAAGTCGGGCGTGACCCTGTTTGACGCTTCGGCTGCCAACGCGGTCACCGCTGCGGCCGATTATTCGTCGCTCGATGCGCTCGTGCTCGATGCCAAGCGCGGCATTCACGAACGCCATCGCGGCGACACCGATCTGGTCGTTATCGTCGGTCACGATCTGCTCGATGACAAATATTTCAACATCGCGCAGACCACCGGCAACACCGCCACCGAACAGGAAGCGACCGACCGCATCCTCGCATCGACCAAGATGATTGGCGGGCTTCAGGCCTATCGCGTGTCGGGCTTCCCGGCGGACGCGGTGCTGATCACCAAGATGTCGAACCTGTCGATCTACTGGCAGGAAAGCTCGCGCCGCCGCCGTCTGGTGGATGAACCCGAATATGATCGGGTCGCGAACTACGAATCGGTCAACGAAGCCTTCGTCGTCGAAGAATACGAACTGGCCGTGCTGGTCGAAAACATCGTCATGGGCGCTGCGCCTGCGCGGCCTGCTCCGTAAGACCCGGACCAGCGGGCGGATCCTCTCCAGCCCGCCGGTTAACTGAAGCGGCGGGTTTCACTCCCCCCGAAACCCGCCGCGCTTTTCAAGGAACCCCGCCGATGACCAGCCCCTTCCTTCGCAGCCGCCAGAACAAGCTGGCACAGCTTGCCGGTTCGACCGCGCTGACCGCCGCGCCGGGACCGCGCGCGATCGACGAAGCGACCCCCGCTGGTCAGGAATATGCGGGCCTGCGCGTCCAGTTGCACGATCAGCTGCGCCAGCTGGCCGACACCGAAAGCGTCGAAGCGCGCGTGCCCATGAAGGTCGAATTCCGCAAGGCCTTCGCCAATTGGGTCGATGGCGTGATCGCCGTCGATGCGCCGGTTCAGGATGAAATCGTCATGACCTGTCTGGTCTGGGCGATCGATGTCGGCGATTTTGCCGAAGCGGTTCGCTTGGGCGAATTCGCCCTGCGCCACGGCCTGCAAATGCCCGACCGCTACAAGCGCAGCGTCGCGTGTTTCCTGCGCGAAGACATCGCCGAAGTCGAAATCGCCGCGCCGGGCACCGTCGACCTGAAGCTGCTCGCGCAGATCGACGAACTGACCGATGGCGCGGACATGCCCGATCAGGCAAAGGCAAAGCTGCACAAGGCGCTGGGCCGCTCCTGGCGCGCCAAGGCCGACGCTTTCGACCCGACCGACGACACCGCCCCCGCTGGCGGCGAAGCGGCCTTTGTCGAAGCCGCGCTGGTGCAGCTGCGCCGCGCACTCGCGCTCGACAAGAAGGCCGGGGTCAAGAAGGACATCGAACAGCTGGAACGCCGCCAGCGCGACCTTCAGTCCGCCGCCAGCGAACAGGATTAACGAACGCCCCACGGCGCCGGGCGGGCGGTTGAAGTGATGGCGCGGCCTTGGCCGGTCCATTCGCTTCATCCTCACCCGCCCACCCTTGGGAACATCAAAGGTGTCCCCGATGTCAGGATTGACCGCCCCGCCCGACAACGCCGCCCCGCCCGCCGGGCAGGTCATCGCTGCCGATGGCTGGTTCCCGCCGATCGACACCGCCGACATTCGCGCCAAGGTCCGCCTGGGCGATGGCGCGGTTTCCGCAGATCGCCTGGCCGAAGCGACGATCGCGGGGATCCTGTCCGGGCTGCGCGCGCTGGCACAGTGGCGCAGCGGCCATGTGGCAAACGGGATCGAAAACCTTGCAGGCGTGACCGAAGAAACCGTCGCCGATCAGAACATGGCGGTGCTGCTGTGGAACCGCGTCGTCATGTTCTACGCCGCCGCCGAAATCTTCGACGGGCACACTGACATTGCTGCAACCGACGACGCGCTGGACCGCGAAGACGAAAAGCGCACCACCGCCGACCTTTACCGCCGCCGCGCCTATGAAGCGGTCGCCGATCTGCTGGCAATCGGGGTCGAACCCGTCGACGGAGCGGTCGACCTTGGCCGCAACCGGGTTGATCTGCTGTGATCGTGATCGCGCAGGATGGCGAAACGCTCGATGCGCTGGTCTGGCGCACCTTGGGCCGCACCGCCGGGCTGACCGAAGCCGCGCTGGCCGCCAACCCGGCGGTTGCCGCTGCGGGGGCGGTGCTGGCAGGCGGGACGCGGGTTGACCTGACCGCCATCGCAATCGCCGCCGCCGCGCCGCCGCGCCGCGACATTGTCAGCCTGTGGGATTGATTGGGATCACATGAAGAAGCCCGAAAGCCTGCGCATTGCCCTGACCGCCGCACTGTCCGAATTGCGCGGCGATCCTTCGCGCCTCGCGATCTGGATCGAAGACGGGGCGGTCCGCTCGCGCCAGACGGGCAAGCATGGCTTCAGCTTCAAATACCCGCTTTCGGTCTTGCTGCGCGAAGTGAAGACCGACATCGCAATCGTGACCCATGCGATCAACCGCTGGCTCGATGCGAACCAGCCCGATCAGCTGGCGGGCGGCGCGGGCGATTCCTACAAGTTCGAAACCGACATTCTCGACAACAATCTGGCCGACATCCTGTTCACGATTGACCTGTGCGAGCATGTCGGGGTCATGCCGCAACCCGATGGCAGCTGGTCGATCGAATATCTGGCCGAACCCAACCCGCTGTTCACAGATTATGATTTCTTGAGCGACAACCCGTTGCGCGACCCGTTCACGGGGGCGACCGTGGTAATGGAGCCGGTCGCCGCGCCCGAAAATGCCTATCAGGGCAACATCACCCGCCCTGTCACAGTCGAACAGCCGCCGCCGAGCGATGGCGACGTTTTCGATCTTGGTCTGACTGACTGGTAAAGGAAAAAAGCATGGCAACTTTCACCGTTTCGCGCGTCACCGCATTGCCCGGTGCGCTGTCTGCCAACACCATCTATCTGGTCGCGACCGGCGGCGACAAGGTCGAAATCTACGTCACCGGCAACACCGCCGCTGTGCGTCGCGTGCTGACCGAAGCCGATATTCAGGCCATGATCGACGCCAGCGTCGGTTCCATCGGCGCGGTCGAAGTCGTCGCCAACATTGCCGCGCGTGACGCGCTCGCGTTGGCGGCAAACGCGCAGGTTCTGGTCATCGACGCCAGCGCCGACCCGAGTGTGAATGCAGGCGCTGCGACCTACATCTACCGTGTCGCAACCGATGAATTCATAAAGATCAGCGAAGCCGAAGGGCTCGACTTGGCGCTGGCGTGGGCGAACATCACTGGCGGCCCTGCCAGCACCCCGGCCGCGATCGATACCGCCGTCGCCAATTCGCACACGCACGCCAACAAGACCCAGCTCGACAAGATAGGTCAGGATGCCAGCGGCGGATTTACCTATGACGGGCAAGGCCATGTTCAGGCCGGATCGGTTGCCTGGTGATGAAGATTTCCAAGGTCATTGCTGCGCTGCCCGACCCGTTGGAGCCGGATGCGATTTATGCGGTCAGGGCCGGGGCGGGCTTTGATCTTTATGTCGTCGATGCGACTGGCTCCACTGCGCACCGGCTCAATTCAGCGCTCGAACTGGCCAACGCGCGCGGCAGCCGTGACACGCTGGGCGAGCGCATCGCGACGATCAGCAACTTCGCTAGCCCGAACGCGGGCGGGTTCGTCGTCGGGCGCTATTACGACAACGCGTTTCATGGCGCGGCGGCGTCCACTCTCGCGGGCGCAGCCGGGCGGATTGACCTTGCTCCGTTCTACACTTCGATCCCGCTGCGAATCAATCAGATCGGCGTTGCGGTTTCGACCCCCGTTGCAGCGGCGCAGGGCAAGTGCCTGATCTATTCGAGCGATGCGAATGGCTGGCCGGATGCGCTCGAGTTTGTCGGGGGCAGCGCGCTCGATTTTGCAACGACTGGTTACAAATCGCACGCGGTCGATTTCACCTTCGACAACGGGCGACAATACTGGCTGGGTGTCTGGCAAAGCAGCACCGCGACCCTGCGCACTATCGCCACCACTTCGGCGGCCAACCTCGGTTTGAACTCGGTCACCGGCACGTCTTACTCGACCGTGCTGCGCCGCATCGTCGCCTTTGCCGATCCGGCCCCTGATCCCTGGGCGTTCGCGGACAGCGAATTGACCGCGGGCATCACGCCGCCGTCGATCCGAATGCGCGCGGCGGCGCTGGCATAGTGGCAGCAAGCGACGACAACGCGCTGGCCGCGCTCGAAGAATGGCTGGGTCAGGTCATGACCGGGCTTTCCCCGGCCAAGCGCAAGCGGGTATTGATGAAAGTCGGGCAGTCGCTGCGCCGCTCCAACCTTGCCCGAATTCAGGCGAACGTCGAACCCGATGGCAGCGCGATGGTTCAGCGCAAAAGCCGCCTTGACCGGCGCGGCAAGGTTCGCAGCGGGACCGGCGGCAAGATGTTTCGCAAGCTGCGCTTTGCCCGCCGCTGGGCGATCAAGGCAACCCCGAACAGCGTCGAATTGATGCCCAAGAGCAATTCGCTGATCCCGGCCATCCACCACTTCGGGCGCAAGGGGTTTGTCGGGCGCGGACCCGATGGGCGCAAAATCTTCACCCGCTACCCCGAACGCCGCCTGCTGGGCTTCGCCCGCGAAGACGAAGAACAGATCATCGACATTGTCAGCACGATGGTCGATCCCTGACCGGCAGGCCGGTGAAAGCCCCTGTCACCGGGGCCGCCCCTTTCGCGCGCGCGGTCTGATCAGGCACGGCAGCGCGCATGACCGCCGCCGCAACCACCATCGACCTGTCGCGCCTGCCCCCGCCCGATGTCGTCGAACCGCTCGACTTCGAAGCCATCCTGGCGGCGGTGCTGGCCGACTTCCTCGAGCGGTTCCCGCAATTCAGCGCGAATGTCGAAAGCGACCCGATCGTCAAGCTGCTGGAAGTCGTCGCCTACCGCGAACTGGTGTTGCGCGCGCGGATCAACGCGGCAGCGCGCAGCGTCATGCTGGCCTATGCCACCGGAGCCGATCTTGACAATCTGGCCGCGCTCTTGGGCGTCGAGCGCCAGCAGATTTCCCCGGCCAACGCGCAAACCGGCGCGCCAGCGGTGTTCGAAGACGACACCGCGCTGCGCCGCCGGGTGCTGCTCGCGCCTGACAGCTTCAGTGTCGCCGGACCTGCCAGCGCCTATGTGTTCCACGCATTGACCGCCGACCCTGCCGTGCTCGATGCCAGCGCGATCAGCCGGGTTCCCGGCGAAGTGATCGTGTCGATCCTGTCGCGCACCGGCGATGGCACCGCATCGCCGCAGCTGGTCGCCAGCGTCGCCAATCTGCTCAAGAGCGATGGCATCCGCCCGCTGACCGACAAGGTCACGGTTCAAAGCGCGGAAATCGTCACCTTCGACATTGATGCGCAGCTGGTGCTGTATCCGGGGCCCGATCAGGCGCTGATCCTCGCCGCGGCCAATGCCAGCCTCGACGCGCTGATCGCTGCAAACCGCAGCCTGGGCCGCGACCTCACCCGGTCGGCGATCACTGCCGCGCTGCACGTCGCGGGCGTGCAGAATGTGATCCTAGTGCATCCGGTTGCCGATGTCGCGGTCGATCTGACCCAAGCGGCGACGCTCGCCAACCGTTCGATTGTCGTCGCAGGCTTCGACACGTGAACGCGCAGACCACCATCCTGCCGCCCAACGCGAGCCGACTTGAACGCGCGGTCGATCACGCCGCCGCCGCGCGCTTCGATGCGCTGCCGGTTCCGGTTGACGATGTCTGGAACCCGGAAACCTGCCCCGCCGACCTGCTGCCCTGGCTGGCGTGGAGCGTGTCGATTGACCTGTGGGACAGCGCCTGGACCGAAGCGGTCAAGCGCGATGCCATCGCCGGGGCGATCCCCGAACAGCGGCGCAAGGGCACCAAGCTTTCGGTGCGCCGCGCGCTCGACCGGATCGATCCCGCAATCGGGCTGACCGAATGGTTCGAAGACCGGGACAATCTTGAACCCTTCACCTTCCGGCTCGACCTGCCCGAACAGGGCGCGAGCCTGATCGAATACAACGCCGCGACCATCGCGCGGCTGCTGCGCGACATCGAAGCGGTCAAGCCGCTGCGCGCGCATGTGATCGCATCCTACCGGATCTATGCGCAGGCCTATCTGGGCATCGTGTCCGCGATCATCTTCGGCGGGCTCGCGCGGGTCGAAGCCGAAGCCGATCTGACCATCGCCGACGATCCGGTCTGGGCGACCTACCTGCTGACCGAAGACGGCGAACCACTTCAAACCGAAGCTGGCGAATTTCTGGAGGCCGAATGAGCTTCACCCTCACCATCACCACGGCGGGGCGCGATGCTCTGGTCGATGCCCAGAACGGCGTGACCACCGCGGTCGAAGTGGCTGAAATCGGGTTCACCGATCAGCCCTTCATCGCCGCCCCGACGCTCACCGCGCTGCCCAGCGAAGTGAAGCGCATCGCCAGCGTCTCGGGGACTGCGATCAGCGAAACGATCATCCACATGACCGCGCAGGATTCCAGTCAGGACATCTATGACGTGCGCGGCTTTGGCCTGTTTCTGGCCGATGGCACCCTGTTCGCCGCCTACAGCCAGGCCGACCCGATTGTCAGCAAGGCGGCGGTCCTGAACCTGCAACTGGCGTTCGACATCGCGTTTCAGGATTCGATCGCGGGGGACATCACCTTTGGCGATGCGACCTTCCTGTTCCCGCCCGCGACCGAAACAGTCAAGGGCGTCGCCGAAATCGCGACCCAGGCCGAAGTCGAAGCCGGTGTCGATGACGAACGCTTTGTCACGCCCAAGAAGCTGGCGGCGATCATCGCCGAAATCGTCGGCGGGTTCGTCTCGGCAACCGAAACGATCGAAGGCGTGATCGAACTGGCGACCCAGGCTGAAGCGAACGCCGGGGTTGACGATGCCCGCGCGATCACCGCGCTGAAGCTGGCCGGGGTGCTTCAGCCGGTTGTGCAGTCGATCATCAATGAAGCCAGCGCTCGCGCCGCCGCGATCACCGGGGTCGAAGGTGCATTGACTGCCGAAGCCAGCCTTCGCAGCACGGGCGATGCCAGCATCGAAAACGATCTTGATGCGCTGACCGCGCGCACGATCACCGGCGGCGGCGCGGCAACCGGCGGCGGTTCGCTGGCGGCGAACCGCGTGATCAACGTCGCGGTCGCCAGCCTTGCGCAGCTGCTGGCCGGGACATCGAACACCAGCGTCATTACCCCCGGCGTGTTCGGGCCGATCGTCAAGAGCCTCGGGCTGAACGGCTATGTCGGCCTGTCGCTGGGCGACCCGGCGAACGCGGTGCTGCTGCAATGGGGGCGGTTCACCGCCATTGCCAACGGCGCGACTTCGGTCAGCTTCCCGATCGCCTTCAAGACCCCCTTCGCAGTCGTCACCGATGGCACCAGCAGCAGCGCCACCAACGATCAGGACAATTACCCCGCGCTTAGAGGCGGGTCGGTCACCGGGACCGGGTTTCAGGTCCAAAGTTCGGACGACACCGCCAACGCCATGCAGTTCATCGCCGTGGGGATCATCGACCTGTCATGACCATCTATTTCGCCATGATGCCCGCCGCCGATGGCACCCCGGCACCCGCGTTCTTTCTGACCGAAAAGGCCGCGCCTGCCCATGCGGTGAAGATCACACAGCGCCGCCATGTCGAATTGCTCGAGCGGCAGGCCGAAGGCTTCGCGATTGTCGCGGGCAAGGGCGGCAAGCCCAAGATCGTGGGCCGCCCCACCAATGACGATGCCCGCCGCGCTGCGCTGACCCGCGCAATCAAGCGCGAAGCTGCGCGCCGGATCGAAGCGGTCGCCCCGGTTTGGCGACAGATCAACGATTCCCGCGCGCCCAGCCCCGAAGGCGCGCGCCGCTTTGCGCAGATCGACGCGATTCGTGCCGCGTCGAACGCATTCGAAAACACCCTTGCGAACCTTCCTGCGGCTCAACTCGAAGCGTTCCGGGTCGCCGCGCACCCTCTCTGGCCGGAGTTTGATTGATGGCAAAAGTAACCCTGTTGCCCGAAGCGGGTCCGCTGGAAGGCGAAGAACTAATTCCGCTGGTTCAGGATGGCGAGCTTAAGGCAGGCAACGCAAACGCCATTGCCAGCCTAGCAACCAAGCTGCTCTCGCCTTTCGCTGATCCCTCGGTGATCGACGCGGCGCTGAAGCGCATTGCAACGATCGACTGCTACGAAAGCGTTGGTGGGGTTGCGCTCGACTGGCCACCAGTATTTCACATGCTGGAGGCGTCCCGCCAGGCCACAACCGATCGTGTCCGCTTGCGGGTTGCCAAATTTACCGACAATGCCTCGACGCTGCTGCTGCGCGAAAGCGTGGGCGGGGCTGGGTTCATTGTTGTGGCCGGAGAGACCGGGTTTCAGGAATATCCGCTCTTTGCCAACGACGCTTCTCTGGGTGTGCCTGCCGGAACCGAAGTTGCGCGCATTCGGGTGGATATCACCGGGCCATTCGGAGCATATGTGACCCCTTATGCGTTCGCTGCGTCGGAACTCAAACGCGACCAGCTGTTCATGTCGACTGCGAGCCGGCAGCGCATTGGCGAGCTGATCGAAGCGCGTCTGATCGAAGGCGGGTTCCTGTCCGAAAGCCCGTTCGTGCCGCAGGTGCGCAATGAGCGGATGAAGACCGCGCTGCCCTTCATCGCAGGTTGGAACACCCAGGGCGGTGATCTGTATGGAATTTCGACCTTCGAACTTGCCGAATTCTCGACCTTCTACCGGTTCCAGATCACCATCCGCAATTTCACGAAGGGCTATGATGCCGCCCAAGGCGGGCTTTTCGTTCAAAAGGCGACCGGTCCCGATCCGCGCGGTCAGGAGCACTGGTTGTTCATCGAACAGGGCACTCTCCCCAATTACACTGGTGAGAACTTTGTCATCCGCCTCAGCGCCGATGCCGATTGGTCGGTGACCACAACCGAGACCTTCACGCTCTACACTCAGGCGGGCATCCGGGCTGACTTTCTGGCGGATTATAATGCGGTCGAAGAGTTCGTCACCTCGCCCCCGCGCGCTGATGAAACCGTCACCATCGCCAACAGCGGCGGCGATGCGACCGGTTTGGTCGCAGCCACTGCGCCATTCTACAACGACAACTTCAACGACACGCCCGGATCCGGCAAGTTTTCGGTCTGGCCGAACTCCCCGACCGGATACGCCCGTCGCATCGGGTTCGAAGTGACCGAAGACGGCTTCGAAGAGGAGGTGTCGGGTTACTGCAATCTGCCGTTTTCGATCCTGCGCGGGCGCGGCATGTTCAACACCCGGTTCTACAATGAAGACCCGACGCTGCGGGTGTTCGAGCGCACCTGGTCCAGCATCTTCATTGATTTCGCCGCCGAGCAGTTCGCCAATCAATATCTTGAGCACAACGACAATGCGAGCGGCGAGAGCCGCTTGTCGCAGGTGGGCGACCCGGTTCTGAAGTTCCGGTTGTTCCAGGCCTACATCCGGGTCTGGTATCGCGCATGGGGCACCGACGCTACTGCCGGTGCGCCATCGTGCATCGGCCAGGGAACTTCCGCAGGGCAGGTTCAGCGCTTCGTCTCCAGTCTGTTCGAAATGGGCGCGCCGGGCGCTGGCCCGGACATCGCTGCGATCTTTGCGCACAACAGCCCCAACATGGCGGCAGGTGGCCGAATGTCGTTCGAGCAGGGCACGATCGTGCGATCGAACCATCCGACCCGCCGGTCGCTACAACTGATCGGCTCGTTCGGGCAACCGGTCCCGACCGAGGTTTACGTCGATCCCAGCTGCACGATCGAGAACGGCATTCAGGGTTCGATCCTGATGGTGGACAACGATCCCGCCATGCCCGCCCGCGCGCGCGACCGCTGGCCGTTTGTGGTGCGCGGCGTGGTGCCCGATGGGGTGTCGCTCGAAGACCCGAAGATGCGCGTTCTCGAAACCGACAATGGCACCACCCTGACCGGCAGTCAGGCGGCGATCGTGGCGCTGTTCGGGCAGCGCTATGACCGTGCGACCGGTCGCGGCGAAGCGCTGACGCTCGACGGTTCGACACAGGCGCTGGCGACCAAGCTGAACGGGCTGGCCGGATCGACTGTCACCCTCTCGCGGCCCGGCGTCGCGAATGAGGTGATCACGATTGGCACCCACACCGGGCAGACCGAGGCGCAGGTTCTTGCCGCGCTCAACGCCCAGCTAAGCAACTTCGCAATCACCGCCGTTCGAATTGACGACACTGTCGCCGCCGAAACGCCAACTGCGGTCTAGGATCTGACTTCATGAGCACCCCCGACACATCCGAGCGCTGGCAGCTCTCTCTGGTCGAAAAGATCGTTGGCGCTGTGATCATCGGCCTGCTGGGCTGGCAGACCTTCACTGTCCAGCAAATGTCGGTCGATGTCGCCGTGATGAAAGCGCAGCTGAACCGCGAAGAAAACGAGCGGTTCCGCGTCCAGGACGGCGCACGGCTCGAAGACCGGATCAAGCGGCTCGAAGAGCGCATTCAGTCAATCGAAGAAGAAATCGGCGTGATGAACTGAACGCATGAAAGGAATTTGACGATGGCTCTCCCCAAGGAATTCACCCCGTTCTACCGCAACGCCCCGGTCGAACACGTCACCCTGCCCGCCGGGATCACTTTCCCGGTCAAGTATGCGGCGATTCGCCGGTTCATGGTCAACAACACCTTTGGGATGGTGCGCAATGGCGGTCGCCGGGCGCACCAGGGCTGGGATTTCTACGCGCCGATTGGCTTCCGCTGCTACGCGATCGCCGATGGCACAATCGCGGCGGTGCATGATCGCGGCGCGTTGGGCAAGCATGTGCTGCTGCGCTTCGAATTCGATCTGGCCGGGGACGGTCAGGGCAAGCGGGCGCTCTACGCGACCTATTGCCACCTCTCGCGCATCGATGTTCGCGTCGGGCAGAAGGTCCGCATGAACGATCCGATCGGCCTGACCGGCGACACCGGCAACGCGCGCGGAATGACAGGGGCAGACGCGCATCTGCACTTCGAAATCCGCACCAGCCTTTGGGTTCCCCTCGGGCTGGGCAGCCGTTTCAGCCCGATGGCCGTGTTCGGCCAGATCCCGATCAAGGGGTTCATGGTCACCGATCCGATGTTCGTTCCCTGAAATTTCACTGCCCCCAACCGAAATCGAAAGGAAAAGCCAATGTCCCTCAATACGCATCCCGAAACCCTTCCCTGGTATCGTTCGCATGTCATCGTCGGATCGGTGCTGGCGGTGATCGTTCAGATCGCCAACATCTTCGGCTTGGTCGATGTAGTCAGCGCCGATGTGCAGGCCGAGATTGTTGACAACATCGTCAACGGGCTGACCGCGCTGTTCGGACTTTACGCCATGTGGGGCCGCGTGACCCAGAAGTATGCACCCCCGATCACGGTCGGCAAAGCTTCGAACGCCCGCGTGCCGATGATGTTCTTCGCTGCACCGCTGCTCGCGCTGTCGCTGGTGGCGTTGCCGGGCTGCGCCACCTTGCAGCAAGGGCCGCGAGCAGCTGCCGATCAGACCATGCTCGACGAACAGGTTTCGATCGCAGTCGAAGCCTCTTATCAGGCGGCGGCGCAGATCCTGCTGGCGCAGGTCAAGGCGGGCAAGCTGACCGGCGTCGAGCTTGAGAAAGCTGAAGCCTATGAAGCCAAAGCCTTCGCCGCGGTGCTGGCGATGCGCGCCGCCTATGACGCCGGGAACAGCGCGGATTTCAACGCCGCACTGTCCAATGCCCTGCGCGCAGTCGCGGAGTTTCGCACAGCGATTGCCGCCTGATCTAAACCCCAAGCCAAAGGAAACGACGATATGAATCTTGCCACTATTCTGAAGGCAATCGACGCGATCGGGCCTGTCATCGGCGCTGTTCCGGCCGTTATCCGAATTGTCGAAAACGCCATCGACGCGCTGGGCGAAGACGATCAGCAGATTGCCCAAGCCAAGCTGGCCGAAATGCGTGTCCAAACCGATGCGGTTCGCGCCGAACTGCTGGCCGCGATTGAAGAAGCCAAGGACTGACCATGATCAAGCGCGGGGCACCCGAAGACATCCCCGCCGACCTCGCGACGCTGGTCAGGATCGGAACCGTCACGGCGGTCGATCTGGCCAGCGCGCGCTGCACTGTGCGCTATGGCGACCCCGATGATGATGAACCCGGCGAAACCCCGCCAATCCGCTGGCTCACCGCGCGCGCGGGCGCAACGCGGGTCTGGTCGCCGCCATCGATCGGCGAACAGGTTCTGCTGCTCTCCCCCGGCGGGCAGGTTGGCAGCGCCATTGCATTGACCGGAATCGTTCAGGACGCCTTCCCCGCGCTGGGCTCGAGCGAAGCGGAAATGATCGAATTCGCCGATGGCGCGCGCATCACCTATGACGCGCAGGCCGGGGCGCTGACCGCCATCCTGCCAGCGGGCGCGACCGCTGAAATCGAAGCGCCCGGCGGGATCATCCTGCGCGGGCCGGTCACGATCGAAGGCGATGTCACCATCGAAGGCGCGGTCGATGTCAGCGAAACGGTCACCGCTGCCGATGATGTGATTGCGGCAGGCAAAAGCCTCAAGTCGCACCGCCACACTGCGGTTGCAGCGGGTTCGTCGCAATCAGGACCGCCCGCCTAAATCCCACAATCGCGCGCGACCCGCTGGCCTTCATCCCACTGCGCGACATATTCCGCATGGCCACCCGCCAGCATCGCGCAGGCCGCGTTCACCCCGTCGACATAGACCGCCGCCAGCGTCCGGCCATAGCGATCTTGCCCGAACCGCCGAATCGTGATTTCGCCGCGATCAAGGCGGTTCGCCAGCGCGTGCTTCGCCGCCTGCCCGTCGCCCTTGACATATTGCCGCCCGGTTGGGCAGCGCGACAATTCGGGCGCATCGATCCCGGTCAAACGGATGCGCTCGCCACCGCAACGGATGGTGTCGCCATCAATCACCGTGATGGTGCAGGCCAGAACGAGCGCGCCGGTCAGAAACATGGCCGCAGCGCTTAGCCGGTGAAAGCGCCTTTGACCACGCCCCGCGATGGCGTTTCGCGCGCGGATGGCAATGGCTGCGGATCATGCTGGGAATGAACCGAACCACTGGCGAACCGATCGATGGCGACGCGCACCTGGCGCAATCGATCGCCGACATTCTGGCGACCCCGTTGGGAAGCCGGGTGATGCGCCGCGATTATGGTTCGTTGCTGTTCGAACTGATCGACCGCCCGATCAACAGCGCCATCCGGATGCTGCTGCACGCCGCAACTGCGCTCGCGCTGCGCCGCTGGGAACCCCGGCTGCAACTCACCCGCGTCACGCTCGAAGGCGAACCGGCGGGCGGGAAGCTTACGATTCGCATCGAAGGGCGGCGCACCGATCAACCCGCTGCCAACATTTTGCAGACCCTCACCATCCCGATCGATCTGAACCTCGGGCGCAGCCTCGCGCCCGTTAGCTGAAGGAACCCGCCATGCCATTCAATCACGGCCTGACCCTTGTCGAAACCGCCACCGGGCCGCGCGCGCTTGCCGCCGCTTCGGCAGCGATCATCGGGATCGTCGCAACCGCAACCACCACCGGCGACGCTTCCGCACAGGCCGCGCTCAATGCCGCCTTCCCGCTGAACACGCCGGTTCTGATCACCGGCGGCGTTGACATCATGGCCGGGCGCGCAGGCGATGGCGGCACGCTCGCGCCGACGCTGACCGCGATCGGGGATCAAGCCAGCCCGATCGTGATCGTCGTCCGTGTTGCCGAAGGCGAAGACCAGGAGGAAACCGACGCGAACGTCATCGGCGCGACCGATGGCGTGACCTACACCGGGTTGCAGGCGCTGCTGGCCGCGCAGACCCAGCTGGGCGTGAAGCCGACCATTCTGGGCGCGCCGGGGCTCGATTCGCAGCCGGTTGTCGAAGAACTGGTCACCATCGCAAAGAAGCTGCGCGGGTTCGTATATGCAGGCGCGAAAGGCGCGGACGGCTTCACTCCGGCAGCATCCGAAGCCGAAGCGATCACCTATCGCGGCGAATTCGGGCACCGCGAATTGATGATCATCTGGCCGGATACCGACGAAAGCGGCGGCGACATCATCGCCCGCGCGCTGGGCCTGCGCGCCGCGCTCGACGAATCGATCGGATGGCACAAGACCATTTCCAATGTGCCGCTGGCCGGGGTCATCGGGCTTAGCCATGATGTCCATTTCGACCTGACCGACCCGTCGACCCCGGCGGGGCTGCTGAACGCATCCGAAGTCACGACGATCATTCGCCAGAACGGTTTCCGGCTGTGGGGCAACCGGACCTGCGCCGGAGAAACCAACCCCAGTTTCGCCTTCGAAACCGCGACCCGCACCAGCTTCGCGCTGCAAGAAGAAATCGAAGCGATCGTCGCGCCGTTCCTTGATCAGCCGATGACCGTTGGGCTGATCAAGGATCTGCTCGAAACGGGCAACGCCCGGTTCCGGCAGCTGCGCAGCGAGGGGCGGCTGATCGGGGCCGAAATGTTCTATGACGCTGACCAGAACAGCGCGCAGGAACTTGCCCAGGGCCGCCCGAAGTTCCGGATCCAGTTCACGCCGGTCGCCCCGCTCGAGAACCCGAACGTCGATCTGGCGATCACCGATTTCTACTATTCGAACTTTGCCGATCAGCTGGTCTGACCAGCAACCCGCTGATCTTCACCCCGCTGACCGCGCCGCATGAAAGGAACGCCGCATGGGCATCGCCAAGAAACTGAAGAATATGAACATTCATGTCGATGGCCAAGGCTACCTCGGCCGCGCGACCGAATTCGAAGAACCCAACCTCGCGCTCGCGACCGAAGATTATCGCGCGGCGGGGATGCTGGGTTCGGTCAAGATCGACCTCGGGCTGGAACCGATGGAAGCCACGATCAAGATGGGCGGCCATGAAGTCGAACTGTTCCGCAAGTTCGGGCTGACCGCCATTGATGGTGTGCGCATTCGTCTGACCGGAGCATATCAGGCCGATGACAGCTTGGGCGGCGTCTTCCCTCAAGCGGTCGAATGCTTTCTCGGCGGGCGGTTTACCGAAATGATGGGCGGCACATCGAAGCCGGGCGACGACACTGAACACGAATTCAAGGTCGCGGTCGCTTACTACCGCCGCGTTGTGAACGGTCGGAACGAAATCGAAATCGATCAACTCGCGGGGACATTCATCGTCAACGGCTTTGATCGCTACGCCGGGATTATGAGCATCATCTCAAACTGATCGCGGCGCTTAACATCTTCGCCGCCCGGACCTGTTGCGGGGCATCCAGGCGTCGGAACCGGGCTGGCCGACCTTGCCCCTATGGGGTCGGTCAGCCCACCCCAACCAACCCAGCCCCCGCATCGCGAATACAGGAAAGCCCCGCATGACCGACACCACCACCCAGCCCGCCGACACCGCAACCGCCAGCGCGGGCAAGGTCGAACTTCAGACCATCGAACTGTCCGCCCCGATTGTGCGCGGCGAAATGACCTACACGAAGATCAGCCTGCGCAAGCCCAAGGCGGGCGAACTGCGCGGCGGGTTGACCCTGTCCGATATTATCGGGCTCGACATCGGCGCGCTGCTCAAGCTGATCCCGCGCATCACCGAACCGCCGCTCACCGATCCCGAATGCAACGATCTTGATCCTGCCGATCTGACCGAAATCGGGGGCGCGATCCGGGGTTTTTTCATGACTCCGGCGGAGCGCCGGATGCTGGACGCGATGATCGCGGAACAACAGCCGAAGACCTGATGACGGACATCGCCGCGATCTTTCACTGGCCGCTGTCCGAACTCGAAGCGCTGCCGATCGACGAACTGATCACCTGGCGCAGTCGCGCGATCGATTGGTGGAACCGGACCCAGGGCGGCAAGCGATAAGGCGAAAACAATGTCGAGCAAGCTTTCGCTGATCGTCAACTTTCTGGGCGTCGACAAGATGTCGGGCGCGCTGCGCTCGATCATCGGGCTGGGTCGCAAAGGCGGGCGGTCGCTGGGCGAACTGCGCGGCGAAAGCCGCAAGCTGGCGACCCAGCTGCGCGAAGTCCGCAAGCAGATCGCCGAAGGGGCCGACAACATCGAAGAGCTGGCGCAGAAAGAGCGCGAACTCAAAGACGCGATGGCCGATGTCAACGAGGAAATGCGCAAGCGCGCCCGCGAAAACGCGATCGAAGGCAAGCGTCGCGAAGACAGGGCCGAAGCCGAAGCGCTTCAGCAGAAGGGCATGGACAACATCCGCCAGGGCGCGACGCTGGCCGCGCCCTTGATTCTGGCCGCTCGCGAAGCCGGGAATTTTTCGAGCGGGATGGTCGATATCCAGCAGAAGGCCAACCTTACCAACGCCCAGCTAGTGCGTGTCAAAGATACCATTCTTCAAGCAGCAGCAGCGTCAGGACGAATGCCCGCAGATCTTCTGGCATCTGTCGAAATGTTGAGCGGACTGGGAATGAGCGTTCAAGAGTCGGCGAAACTGGCCGAACCAATGGGCCGTTTCATGACCGCGTTCAAAGTTGAAGGTGCAGATGCCGCAGCTGCAATCCATGCTGGTCTTAGGACAATGAACCTGTCTCTGGCGGACACAGGTAAGCTGCTCGATATGATGGCAGAAGGCGGAAATATCGGTGCTTTTGAAATCAGCGATATGGCCGCCGCCTTCCCAACGCTAACAGCCCAGATGAAAGCTCTCGGTGAGACAGGAAAGAAGGGCACCGCCGAACTGGTCGCGATGCTTGAAATTGTTCGCATTAATTCGGGAACATCCGAAAAAGCGATGACCCAGTCAAGCGACTTGCTGAACAAATTGACTGCGCCGACCACAATGAAGGCCTTCGAGAAAGCCGGGATCGATGCAATGTCCGCAATAAAGAACGGTGCAAAGCAAGGAATTAGCCCCCTCGAAACAATGATCGGCTTGACAAAGAAAGCAACTGGCGGCGATCTGATGCGGTTACAGGAATTCTTTTCTGAAAAGGATTCCAGCGCCGCCATGCGCGCTCTCATCTTGAATTACGACGAATTTGCCGCAGCAAAGAAACGCGTTGCGGCCGCGAGCGGCACAACCGATGCAGCATTCAATATGCGGATGGAAGGCGATTCAGCCGCCAACTGGGTCGCCTTGGCTGGATCGGTATCGCGCCTAGGGATTGTGCTGGGCACTACATTGGTGCCGATGATGAATGACGGCGTCAATATGGTCATTTCAATGGCAACAGCCGTGTCGGATTGGGCTTCAGCCAACCCCGAAGCGGCCAAGACGATCATGCAGATCGTCGCCGGGCTCGCGCTGTTCAAGATCGGGGTGGGCGCGGCGCAGTTCGCGATCGGCGCGATCATGAAGCCAATCGCCAACCTGAACGCGTTTGTCGCGAAGATCGGCGGATGGAAGCACGTTCTGGGCATGGCCAAGGTTGGGTTCGACATGCTGCGCGTCGCGGTGCTGTTTCTGGCCAAGGGCGTGATGCGGGCGGGGATCATGCTGCTGGCCAACCCGGTTGTGCTCGCGATCACCGCGCTGGTCGTCGTCATCGGCGGCGCGGCCTATCTGATCTACACCCATTGGGACACCATCAAGCAGGCGTTCTGGCAAGGCATCGCGCTGGTTCAGCAGGCGTGGGAGACGCTCAAGGGCTACCTGACCACCGGCTTCGCATGGTTCGTCACCCTGCCCGCGCGGCTCGCGCAGATCGGCGCGGCGATTATTCAGGGGCTGATCCGGGGCCTCTTGAGCCGCGCCAGCGCGGTCTGGCAGACCTTGAAGCGGATCGTCCTGAACGGGATCGATGGGGTCAAGAAATTCCTGGGCATCGCCTCGCCCTCGCGCGTGTTCATGACCATCGGCGAACAGACCGGGCAGGGGATGGCCATCGGGCTTGATCGGCAGGGCGGACGGGTCGCTGGCGCGGCCAGTCGTCTGGCCAAGGGCGCACTGGCGGCGGGCGCGCTGGCGATCACTCCCGGCGTCAACGCCAGCCCGGCCAGCGGCGCAGGCCGCGCCGCAGCAGGCACCGGGGCGACCTACAATTTCACGCTGAACATTCACAAGAACGATGGCGAAGGCGACGAAGAATTCGCGCAGCGGATCATGCGCAAGCTGAAGCGGATGATGCATGACGATGCGCAGCGCAGCTATGAGGATCGGGCCTGATGGCAAGCAGACCTATCGCTTCACCGCGCGAACTCATGACGCTGGGCATGTTCATTTTCGGGATGGACACCGCCGCCTATCAATCGTTCCGGCGCAGCCGCGACTGGCGCCATGCCTTGAGCGAACGCCACGGCGCGCGCGACGCGGCTCAATATGTCGGGCCGGGGGCCGATCTGATCACGCTGGGCGGGCTGCTGGTTCCCGAACTGGGCGCGGATTTCGCGGCGATCGAAACGCTGGCCCAAATGGCCGAAACCGGCGACACCTATCCACTGATCGACGGACAGGGCTTCATCCTGGGCAATTACCGCATTGTCCACATTGATGAAGAATATCTGTCGATCATGGCGGGCGGCGCGCCGCGCCACATTGATTTTACCATCGACCTTGAACGCGGCGACGACGCCCCGGTTCAGACCGGGACGATCACCGTGGCGGGCGAAGAAGGTGTTCCGAACCCGTGACCACCCGAAAAGCCGCAATCGCGATCGCGCTCGAGAACGGAACCGATCTGGCCGACCGGATCAATCCGCGCCTGATCAGCTTGAGTCTGACCGAAAAGCGCGGGGAGGAAGCCGACGAAATCGACGTTCGGCTGCAAAACGCCAATGGCCTGCTGGCAATCCCTTCGCCCGGCGTGCTGCTGACCCTCGCGCTGGGCTGGGAATCGGGCGACGATGTGACGGTTGGCATGGTCGCCAAGGGCCGCTTCACCGTCGACGAAGTTGGGCAGTCGGGCCCGCCCGACATCGTCACCTTCAAGGGCAAGTCCGCCGACATGACCGGCGACCTGCGCAAGCGCCGAACCCAGACCTGGCGCAACACCACGCTGCGCGCGATTGTCGAAGCCATCGCCGCGCGCAATGGCCGCGCCGCGCGGGTCGAAGCCGCGCTGGGCGCGCAGGCCATCGACACGATCGAACAGGAAGGCAAGAGCGACCTTGCCTTCATCGCCGATCTGGGCCGCCGCTTCGATGCGGTCGCGACGTGGAAGAACGCGCAGCTGCTGTTCCTGCCGATTGGCGCATCGGCCAGCGCCGGGGGCGCGGCGCTCGACACCTTGACCTTTACCAAGCGCGATTGCTGGACGTGGAATTTCAGCCAGACCGAACGCGACAAATATGACGGGGCCGAAGCCCAATGGCAGGATCAGGATGCGGCGCGTCGGCGCACCGTGACCGTGGGCGGGGAGAACCGGCGCAAGCTCAAAGTCGTTTACGCGACCGAAGCCGAAGCGCGCCAGGCGGCTGAAGCATCGATGAAGCGCGACGCGCGCGCGCCGGTGAAGTTCAGCTTTGATCTGGCGGTCGCCGAACCCGCCTTGCAGCCCGACATGCGGGTGCGACTGACAGGCTGGGGCGCGCGCATCGATGGCGTCGAATGGCTGGTGGAAAGCGTCGCCACCGATTTCGGTCGCGACGGACTGAAGCAATCGGTCGAGCTAGAGAGCGCTTAGTTGGGTCGCCGGTATGGGCTCACCCAAAGGCAAACCAAGGCAACGTCTAAGAGAACCTCTGTTTCTTCCTTCCACGCATAGTGTTCGACGATCCTAACTTCGAAAGAGCCAGCGTCACAGGTCACCACCTCTCCCACGTGAGGCACGCCAGCAAAACCGAAGTGACCGATAAGCCTTTCGTTGTCGTAGTCTCGAACGTCAGCGACAATCTGATCCTTCATTTCTGTTCACGCTTTTCCAAGGCGGCTTCGTATTCCTTGGCTTCGTTCGGCGTGAGCGACTTGTCGAGCCGAACAAGTGTCTGGCCGGATTGAATAATATATTGTGTAAACATCGGCATTTCCTTAGTCACCCCTTCGATATACTCGCGGCGACGGGTCGCATCCTCTTCGCTCGCAAATACTTCGACTGTGTTTTGCTCGTTAGGCTCCATCCCCTCGCCTTTGTGGCGACCGTCGATGAAAAAGACTTTGCTGGTGTAAAGCCCTGGACGCCCCATCATTTTGTTCTCGTCTGTCGCCTCCGTCAGGATGGTGATGCTTTCAACGGGCAACCCCGCTTTTTTGAGAGCCTCGGCTATTCCGGCGGCGTCCAACGCTTCCCGCGCCACAACGCTGGGTTCATCATCAGGAATATTGCTGACCGTTTCACCAGACTGGCCGCATCCCGCCAGCAACAGACAGACCCCAGCAACAAGGGAGAGTTTCTTCTCGTTCATCAGACCTTCCTTACAATGGCGACCACTCGCCCAATTAGAAACAGTTCATCATCGACCGCGCGGTCTTCGGGAACTAATGGATTGTCGGACAGGATTGCAATGCTGCCATCGGGGCGCGGGCGCAGGCGTTTGACCATGCCGACCCCGCCGAAACTGAAACACCAGATTTGATCGGCAACTCGCAAGGTGTCCAGCGAACGGTCGATCAGCAGTTGGTCGTTCGATCCGATTGTCGGCGACATGCTATCGCCCAGACCATCGGCAATCACCAGGTCTTCAGCCCGCGCCTTGGTGTAGCGCCGGATGAACGAAAGCGGGAACGGCTCGCGGATCGCATCGGGATCGACGTTCTCCAGATAGCTGCCGCCCATCCCATAGGCCAGATCAATCACCGGGATTTCGATTGTCCGGTCATCACTGACCGGCGGGCCATGCCATGCAAGACGCCGGTCGCCCAAATTCAGCGAAGGGTCGTCGGTTTCGCCCTGTAGATAATCGGCGGTCGTGCCCAACGCGCGGGCGATTTCGGGCAAATAGCGTGGATTTCGAACGTCTCCGGCGAGCAACCTGGCAATCGAAGGCTGCTTGATCCCCACCTTCGTCGCGAGCGCATCCTGCGAAAACCCCTTGGTTCGCATCAGGTCTTTGACCCTTTGGGCGACAACACCAGCCATAGGCAAGGGCGTAACGAGTAGAAGAGATTCGGGCTTCATACGTTTTGCTATTGACAGATATACGTTAACGTATATTCACCAGCGCATGAAACGCATGACCCGCTTCGAAGCCTTGATGAAGGCCTTCCGGATTTACCGGACGCAGGATGCAATGGCTGAAGCGCTTGGTGTTGCGCAGCCCAGCATCTCCCGCTGGATCAATCAGTCGAAGCAATTGCCTGCCGAGCATGTGCTTAAGGTCGAGGCTGACACCGGCGTTTCGCGTCACGATCTGCGCCCTGACATCTATCCTCGGGAAATTATGGTCGATGCGTCTGTCGGCGCACGATTCCGCGCAATTGATCGCCAGCATTCCCCCCTAGGGGAGGCGGCATCGCCGACAATCGGCAGGGCCGCGTCATGACCTTGACACCAATCAATCGCGGAATGCGTGCGGCATTGAACGGGTCCAGTGCAACTGCGCCCGACTCCATTCGCTTTAGCCCTTATCCGATCCGCCCGAATGGACCTCGACTTTTGGTTATCTGGCTTGGTGAACATGTCGCAGCGAAGCTTGGGCTGACCGAACGCCGCGAGACGGTCAAAATCTTTCTCGATGAGAGCGGCCCTAGGTATCGTCTGGCAATCAAGCGCGATCCTCTAGGTCAGTTCTTCGCAGCGCGAAAGCTGCGGGCCTATTCGGTCCATTTGGACGCGGCTGCATCCGAGGCGGTGCTGAAAAGATCGGACCACCGGCTTTATTCGATTGATCCTTCGGCAATCCGGCACTCGCCAAATATGGTGGATTTTCCATTGCATGCCGAAGTTACGGGGAGCGCCGTGCGATGAATAAGCCGGTCACCGCTCCGATTGTTGATCGCCCGATGGTGCACGCGCCCTTGCGCTTTCGCCTGCGCCCCGGCGGTCGCAACGCGACGAAGCGGGCGTTCCTGCTGTGCCCCAAATGCGACGCGCCGGGTTGGATTCGCCATTCGGAGCGGATCACCGAACAGGTTTCGCATCTGACCATCCACTGCACCGATTCCGGCTGCGGCCATGTCTGGCGGTCGGACATCGTCTTCGTTCACTCGCTGGTCGAAGGGAATATCGAACGGCCTGACCTCGGGCTGAAGGTCTGCCCGCGCGAACAGGTCACGCATGTCAGGCCACCGGGCGAAGACGACGATGACGAACAGATTTCGCTGTTCGAACCGCCCGGCACCTGCCCGCCCGCCAGCTGAACACCTGAACATCAAACCTTGGGAACGGCAGGCGCGGCCTGCCGATGGGGAGCCTTTACCTATGTTGCCAGATTTCGAACCCCGCTCGCCGCTTGATCCCGATGAACTGCGCAGGCTGCGCCTTGCGGTGAACCTGTTCGCGCTGGGCGTCTCGCTCGCGCTGATCGGCGGGCTGACATTCCACATCGCCGACGCCGCGCCCCGCATCGCGCAGGAAATCACCACGCGATGAACTGGGCAAGCGCATTTTCCACTTTCGGCGCCGCAAGTCCCGCTGCGGCTCTGGATCCGTCACATCTGCGGGAAGGAGAAGGAAATGACTACGACAACCAATCCCTTGATCGGGAAGTATGTGATCGTTCGCTGTCGCGATGCGGGTGTTCACGCCGGGATCCTCATACAGGCGAAGGGGCGAGTCTGCACGCTGGAAGCGGCGCGCAGGCTCTGGTTCTGGAAAGTGCCGAAGGGTGCTGGCGACTTTCTGAACGGCATCGCCAACAGCGGGTTGGCAGAAGGCAGCAAGGTGAGCGCAGCGGTCGCCACCATCATGCTGACCGAAAATTGCGAAATTCTCGAATGCACTACCGAGGCGGAAGAGAGCATTCGCTCTTTCCCGATCTACAATGCCTAAGGGCTCCGGCTCCGGCGACGGCTCCGGCGACGGCTCCGGCTACGGCGACGGCTCCGGCGACGGTTCCGGCTCCGACTACGGCTCCGGCTCCGGCTACGGCTCCGGCTCCGGCTACGGCTACGGCGACGGCTACGGCGACGGCGACGGCGACGGCGACGGCTACGGCGACGGCTACGGCTACGGCGACGGCGACGGCTACGGCTACGGCTACGGCTCCGGCTCCGGCTCCGGCTACGGCGACGGCGACGGCTACGGCGACGGCTACGGCTACGGCTACGGCTACGGCTCCGGCTCCGGCTACGGCGACGGCGACGGCGACGGCTAC